TTGAAAATGTCAAATATAAGTCACCATTTATATTTATATCATCATCAGTTGGGTTTACTTTCCAGCTACAACCAACATAAGAGCCACATAATTGTGATGAATCGCAACAAATATAACCTGAATTTATAATTGTTTCACTCAAAACCGCAGTACCAAATGTATCATACATAAATGGTGTTCCATTATTTAATAAACAACATTCTTGAGATGTATATTTAGAAGTTCTTAACACTAAAGAACCATTTTCATAATATGGTGTACCATCTGAATTGTACTGATAATATTGGAATATTAATACCCCTTGTACTTCGTTACCGTTTTCATCAAATGGTGTTGTACCAGCCATATTAACACAAGGTGTTTCTTGGTTATTATTAGCATCCTTAGATATACAAATACTAAGTGATTTATTTATTGACGTGTTGTCACAACCACATTCATTTTTTGAATCATGAACTGGGTTATCAATTAACATTGGTTCAATGACTAGGCAACCATCCAAATCAAATCCATTTAATGTAGAGCTATTAACATATGTTTCTCCACTATAATTATTAATACTACCAAAATTATAATTATAAAATAATTCATCAACAACCTCAGTTATTGTTTCACTAGTTAATGTTAATCCAGAATAGTTTGGAATTATATTTGTAAATTGACTCAAATACTTACTACCTCTATCATATGGTCCAACGTGTGGGTTATTACCACTATTTTTATCGATAGTAGGTTGTAGCCCACCAGTTTCTCTATACCATAATCCATTACCTTGGAAGTAAAATTCATCTGAATCTATTGGTTTTGGGTATCCATTGATATCTACTGGGTATAATGATAAATCGGTACTAAGATTATTCAATGATAAAATGCTATTAAAATAATCCATATCGATTTTATTTTTAGCTAAATAGTGATATTCATTAAAATCAATTAAACCATTTGGTGTCCCAATCATCTTGAATAAAAATTCCACACTCTTTCTAGTACCTTTTGACTTCCAAATCCAAGGTGCATTTAAAACCAATCTTCTCCAAAATTCAATTTCTGATTCAGCTGGAGTTAAACCATAAGTTTGTCCAGAATATGTTGATTTACTTACGGAAGTATATGAATTTAATAAATTGGTGTAATCAACCATAGATGGGATTGCATCCCAACCCATATTTCTGGCTATATTTTTAACATTTAAATCTGGGGTATTATCTAACTTATCATATGAAATACTATTTGCTATGGATATTCCATATATTAGTTGATTCATATCATCAAATGACCTACCATATATTGCTAATAATTTACTTATCTTTTGACCATCATCATCGTTAATTGTGTTTAAAACTATAGGTAAAGTATCGAATTCACTTATTGAGTTAGAAACTAGGAATCTTCTAATTAAATTTGAGGATTCTAAATCCGATTTTTCAGATAAATTTAGTAGTTTATTTGCATAATCAGTATAATCTGTTGTTTGATAATCTAGATTATAACCATCAAAAACTGGCCATGTTATATTTTCTATTGTATACAATAAAACACCACTATTAGATACCATTGGTATTGAAAATGATGCTCTATATAATGGGATTGATTGTCTATTCAATAAATGTTTCTCAAATACAGATAAACTATTGAAAAACTTATTACATTGGATATCGTTTGGTTTAATATGAAAATAACTTGAGCCTGAAACACCAGAAAATGGATTTCCATTAACCTGTATTGTTAAATAATCATTATTTAGTGATGTTGCACCAGTAAAATTAGTTATAGGGTATTCAATATTATTGATTAAAACACTATAAGAAGCATAATTTACTGAAATATTTCTTAATGAATTTTCGTTTGTAAACGAATTTAATACTTCACCATCAATTAAAAAATTAATACCATACTGATTAGATATATTATTAGTTGGGACTGTAAATGAAGCTGTGTTTGTTGTTAAATCAAACGAATAATTATTGTATGTTGTACCAGTTATAACACCAATACCAGTTGTTGTGTTTATAATTGGTGTTACATATAAGGAAGCTGGCCAATTTAAAATTATTTTTTCTAAAGAAACTCTAACAAATTCTGTTAATGACCCAAATAATGCGTAATTTTGTAATTTAGTGTTATCTAAATTTAGTGAATATTTAAAATTGTTATCTAATATGGTTATTGTTTCACTTATTGTTGAATCTAATGTGGTTAATGATTCAAAATTAGAAAAACTTGTTGTTGCGTAATTTTTATCTTTTTTTTTAGATAAATTTGTTGTAACAACAAATGAACCTACAGAAAATTGTGGTGTGTTTTCACTATTAGTGAATTGTAAACCAACCACATCAGTTGAAAATGGACGATATTCTATATTATCGTTAAAAAATACTCTTTTGGCGTAACCTGGTACCCTTATTCTATTAGACATTTATTATTGCATTAAAGTTTTTAGTAAAATCAATATTAGCTCTTTCTTCCCTTACTTCAAATAATGGTTTTCCATTAAAAGAATCTTTTATCTCAAATAAATTATATTGCTTGTAAATCTGATTATTGTTATTATAAATGGTGTAAATACCATCATCAATTGATTTACTTTGATTACCAAATAAACCATATGATAAAGTTTCAATATCTTGGTCTACCATTTCCAATTCGATAACTAATGGGTTAAAAAATGTATTTGTTAAAATAACATTTTGGTTTGGTTGACCAATAAATGGAAAATCATTTGGTTTAACATTTGGTGCAGAACTTGGTGATACAGTACAGAAAACCAAAGATGAGTTATCATTAAATCTATACCTTATAGCTTTTTGGTTGCTATTTGTTAAATTTTGATTTACAGCCTCACTTCTATTATTTGACGTTATTATCCTAAATAGATTAGGAATCTTAGTATCGGATGAATTATTTTCATTCAAATACTCAATTCTATAACCAATTAACCCATTATTTTCAAATTTATCAACCAAATCTGTTGGTACATTTGCTAAATCAAATAATATTCCCTTTATATTTGGATATGCTGATAAAACACCAACATCTGTAATTTTTAATCTTATTTCTAATGGTTTTATAATTATAGTGTAAATTCCCTTTGCTGAAAATTCACTAACTGGTAGTCTTAAAGTGTATAAACCACCAAAAGCTTCAAACGTAACTCCAGTACCCCTATTTGGGTTATTTACCTTAGTTAACACATTATTTGAATCTAACTTAATCAAATTTGTGTTACCAATAACACTTCTAGATTGTGAATAATGATAAAAAATTTCCACATCTGATGGTGATACATCAGCACCTCTAACATTTCCTACTGTTCCTGTTGCCATAATTTAAAATTTAAAAATATTGTAATATTCTCCATTATATCTAACCAAATCGTTCAAACTATTTATTTCAGATAATCTAATGTGTGGTTCAAATACGTTTATTTTTCCTCTATCAATAAATACATCGGAATTAACTTCTGGTTGTGCTGTGATACCAAATAAATATTCTTCTTTAGTTAATGCTGATAATTCACTATTTGTTTGATTAAACCCTTGTCCGCTATAAATTATATTTGTTATTGTATTATTCAAAAAATTTGTACTACCTGAAATATCTGAATACAATATACCATATGTTTGACCAGTAGTACCGATTAATGGGTCGAAATTATTAGCATCTATGGTATAAATGATGTTTGGTGTTGTTGATATTACTTTATTTACCCCATCAATCAAATTACCATCAAAAGTTTGATATTGTTCTGAAGTTATATTTACATTTGGTTGATACTTACTATTTTCATCATATGAAGTAACAAGTTCAATCTTTGAATCTGTAATATAGTTAATAACAGAATTATTTTTTGAATAAAAATCACTATTATTGGCATTTATTGACCTTGTTACGAAATCAAAATTTGAAAATAATGATTGTAATTTAGCCTTTTCATAAACTTCATCAGTAAATAACCCCATATCATCAAATGATTGATTTATAAAGATATTAAATGAAAAAGTAGTAGCTGTTATACTTCCATAATTATCACTAAAATCACGCCTATCGATATAGTTTTCTAATAATATTTTTCGTTTTATAAAGTCCATTACAGTGTTTGTGCTTGAAATAATAATAAATTCAAATCATTACCTGAATAATTAACGTTATTTGAATAGTTATCATCTATCTTATAAGTATATTTAAATGATGTTTTTATTAAATCATATTTTGTATATAATTTATCGTTTAATTCAGATATTATTTGTGGTGTTGATACAGTTGATAAAATTATCGATTTACCTGTCTTTAAATTATTGAAGACAGCTTTCATGTATAATGAATTAACCACATCTGTTATGTCATCTTTAAAATAATATAAAAAATAACCATCATGTTCACCTCTTGGTCTAGTTGATGGGTTTGATAAGGTGAATTTTACTTGAATTTGATTTGCTGGTTTAACAAAACCAACTGATGGTAAAGTTACATATAAATCATTTAAAGTTAATTTAGGGTATAATACAATATTAAATAATTCATTCTGATTTAATGCATTATCTGAATCATAAAAAGTTAATGTTAAATTAGAGTTGGTAAAAACATTTTTTTTCATGGATAAATCAGAATCTGAAAATCCAATGTCACCATAAGTAACTTGAGTCATAACATTATTTATTAATAAAAATATATTATAAGTAATGTTATCGATAAACGTTAAATCTAAATTAACTGGATGTATTCTTACTTTTTCGTAATCAACAATTTCATTTATGTGGTTATTAACTTCTTTTGGCACAAAAACACTATCAATCAAATCATCTTGGTCTATTATACCAAAATTATTTTTAATATTCAATTGAATATTAATAGTATCCCCAGAAAACTGGTTTTGATTTATTGTTAGTTTATTAGCAAACATCGTCTGAATTATTTACCACAAAATTATTATTACCAATATTAACACCAATTGGGTCTGGGATTGTTGGGCCACTAAAATATAATCCCCATAAATTAAATGGGTCTTGTCTTTTTAGTATAACATTAAAATTATTATAAATGTAATGACACCCATTTATAAAAGGAAAATCCAATTTTTCTGATAATACGTTTTTATCACCTACATTTAGTAAATCTCTCCAAACATATTTACCATTACCTAAATCTGTATAATAACTTGGTATATTAACTGTTAGTTCATCACCTTCTTCTATATAATCAGAAAATTCTCGTATTTTAATTAAATGATGAGCCTTATAATAATAACCTTCATTTCTTGGACCTAATGCGAATAATACACCAGTACTTTTTTCCCTTATATTTGTATTAAATCTATGATGTACCTCGGATAATGTTATTTCCTTTAAAGTTTTCACATTATATTCAACTATATCACCATAAAATTTTGTGTCGTTTATAGTTATATTGTTTTCTAATGCATCATAACTTATAAAAGGTAAATTATTTATATTACCATGTATTTTATTTATAATTGGTATCTGTCTTAAAGATGAATTTATTTGACCATCGTTTAGAGTTTGTATATAATTTGTTTCAATTCCAGATGATAAGTTAGTGAATTTGCTTTTGCTATCTGTTTTAATTAATGTTAAATATAATTCACTAATAGGTCTACCTAAATTATCAATTAAATTTGTTGTATCAATATCATCATTAACAACAAATTGAAAAACATCATCATCATAAATTGTTTTTGTAAAAGCAGCTTTATAAATATCAAAAGAATCCTCACTTAAAATAACTGAATTTACTGTTGATACTTTTTCAAATATTCTAAAATAGTATTTTGATTCAAAACCATCAATTATTTTAACAAATCTAGTGTTTGAATTTATTGAAATACCAAATAGTGGTATATCGATTGAAAAATAATTATCTTTTAATGACCCATCTTCTAATCCAACACTTTTAACCTCATGTATTGAATTATAATTTGTTGACGTTTGATTAGTTGCATTTTTTAATAAAATTAAATCACCAACTTTTAAATTGTGTTTTATTGGACAACATAATGAAATCATATTCTTATTTGCCACTATAATTGGTGTCCTATTTATAATTAATAATCCACCATTTATCAAATAGTGCGTATCGTCCATACTAGATGGGTAAGTTATCATTAAATCCCAATTTTTTACATTAGAATTATTTGTATCTATAGTAAATGAAAAACTATTTCTATTTGGTTCCATATCAACAAATCTACATGGTTGATTTGCTGCTCTTGTTGGGTCAAAATATCCAAACCAACCATTTATCTCTTTTAAATTATCTGAAACTGAATTCTCAAAAGAATCCGCATTAAAATCTGCATTATCAAAATAATTTAATGTCCCATTTTTTGATTCGTCACTCATATTAAATAATGGATTTGAAATCAATGGGGAAATATTACCAATTAATCTATATTTGTTTGAAGAATTTCTTTCAGAATTAAATTGTTCATTTAAATTAACTGAATGATTAATATCATTCTTTTGCAATGTTAGTAATTCTTGATTTAACTCAACCTTTATAAAAGTGTCTTGATTTAAAGAACTTTTAGATTCCTTACTACCTAATATTTGTTTTATTCTATTTATTGACACTTTGTAAAAAATTTTGAATTCATTTTATCTAACGCTGTTTTACCAGGTTCTGTACCAAAATAAAAATAATATGAATTACCCTTAGGTTGTTTATAAGAATTACCAACATAGTTTCTAAATTGGTCATATGCTAAACCATTTGCATCACCAAAATTTACTGAGTCTAAATAATTAATTGATGTTCCTAAAACTGGATTTGTTGATGGGAATGGGGTGTTAATACTACTAGGTCCATTTACATTCAAAACATAAAAAATATCTCTAGCTAATCTGTTAAAGCTATTTGTTGGGTCTGTTGGGTCCATTATTTCATTAACACCAATTGTGCAATCTAAAGTGTCCACACTTGTTGGGATATCAACACCTAACTCACATTGTCTTCTTATATTTCTACAATTACCTATAGAAAAACTTAACCCAGCACAACTTATTGAAAAGAATACTGCGTTGTCTGGATTATTTTCTCCGATAGCAATCATACCACAATTTATATCGGTATTACTACCGTTTTCATCGTATTCAGTTATAAGTGGTGGAATCTTATATGTTGTTGGTGTTAGGAATGGTTGTAATTTTGGGACTCCCTGCCAATCACAATCAAATATAGCCCCTAAATTTATTATGTCGGTTGCATATAATCTCCAACCACCACTATGTGTTACTGGGGCATAATATAATTCATCATCTATTTTTCTTATTAAACCATCTGTGATATCAACTGAAACTGTATTTTCTAAGGTTCCATTATCTGTGAAACAAGTATCAACTAATTTATTATTTCTACAATTATTATCTGGTATACCATCACTATCACCATCAGCTCCTAATATGGTCTCACACTCATAATCACAAAACTTTTCTTTTCCATTCTTTTTATCTTTATATTTCAATAAAAAAGAATATAATGAACCATTAACCCAATCATTATAAAAATCTAATGTATATAAGTTCATTTTATCCGCTAATGATGCTGAAATACAATCACTAAAACCAGCACCAAATTGACCTTCTGCTCCATGACCAGCATGTTGGGCATCACCCTCAACATTTTCACAATTATCATCTGTATCAAATAATGAATGCCAATGTTGTATAACTATACCATTGTCTGCCGCTGCTGTAAATCCAAGTTCCTCAGAACCACATCCTGGGGCATAAACTTGTGGGTCATCAGATGGGCAAGTTAAAGTCATGCATGGTATGTAAGATATAATTTGAGTGTTATCACATGCTGGGTCTAATAATGGGTCGTATGTTCCTGTACAGAAACCACGTTTACAATCATCCCCACCAGCTGTTAATCCACAAACGACTACACCTAGTGAATATATTAAATCAAGTATTGTTTTTAATATACCATTTAAAAGTTCAATAACACCATTCAATAATCTAATAAGTGTACCATTTATAACTACAGCTAATGCAACCATTATTTGAGTTGTTAAACAAACAATACTAAATAATGGGTTTAAATTTGTGTCCACTCTATTATATGGGAATGGTGTTTTATTTCCTGGACAATTATCAACATCCTTTATTCCTATAAATGTTCTAACGTTACCACCACCAAATGTTTGAAATCTACTTATGAAATTTTTAACACTATATATTTTATTCCAATATAAATCAGTAAAATTTGAATCTGATGTTGTTTCATCAAAACTAAAATCAACTTGTGAATTTATTGGGTTATTTGGAACTAAGTATTTAGCCCTAGTTCTTAATCTACCTTCACCACCAGTTTGGTCCATACCGATTCTAAATCTAACTCTAGCTCTAGTTGGGATACCTATATTTGGGTCATTTGATGGTATTAATTGACCAAATTCATCTGTAACGTAATAATCTAAATTCATTGGTATTTGGTATGACCAAGTACCATCTGAATCAATAACTCTGCCACCATTTACGTTGAATTCTTCTACTGTACCATCTGGGGTTTTCCTAATCATTTCAATACTACCCTCTGATGTTTCAGTTTCACATAGGTTACCTAAGTCCTTTCTAGGTGTGCAACGCTTGTTGACGCTATTCTTATCGGTGTCACCAAATATACTACCCATGAATATTGCTGATGGTTGAATCCTTAAATTAAAATCAACATCAACTCTTGTAATTCCTATTTCACAATTTTCTAAATCACCCCAAAATGGTTGTACATTAACACCAATATTTGTTGTCTTCACTTGTGGTAAACTATCTAAATTTTTGTCAGCTCTAAATTTAGTCCCACTTTCAAAATATTTTTCAGATACACCATTACTAATTAAATCATATGGGCGTTGAGATACAATACCTATATCTGATATATCAGCATCAATATGTAAGGTATAAACACCAACTGGTAATCCAAATAGCATAAAATCACCAGCATTATTTGTTACTGATGTAAATTTATAATATTTAGTGTAAATTTTTGTTAATATTTCATTATCTATAATTTGTCTTTTACTTGGAAATGTACCTATTGGTGTATAGCAATCGTTTTCACCAGATAGTGAATTAGGTAATAAATTATATCTTATACCATTATCATCTCTATCATAAACTATTTCATATGGGTAAAGTGTTGATATCTCAATATTTTCTTTATCAACCTCATCTATTGGGATAAAAGCGGAAACTCTTGCATTTGGTATTCCAAATCCATTATTGGCAAAAACTCTACCAACAACAACACCATAATCAGAACAATATTTTCTGTATAAGTCATCTTGTGATATCTTAAGCGAAAGT